CATTGTCGCAGCGGCGACTTCAAGTTCCGCTATTCGAGGAGGTTCATTTAATATCATCTTCCTTGACGAGTTTGCTTTCGTACCAGCGAATATAGCAGAAATGTTTTTTAGTTCAGTTTATCCTACTATCTCATCTGGTAAAAATACAAAGATGATTATTGTATCTACACCACACGGTATGAATCAATATTATAAACTATGGGTGGATGCGATTAATAAAAGAAATGATTATGTACCGATAGAAGTACATTGGTCAGAAGTTCCAGGACGAGATGAAGCCTGGAAAGAGATGACGATAAGAAACACTAGTGAAGAACAATTCCAACAAGAGTTTGAGTGTGAATTTTTAGGTTCTGTTGATACTCTTATCTCACCAGCGAAGATTAAAAATATACCTTACTTTGATCCTTTGACTTCAAGTAATGGTTTAAGAATGTTTAAGAAACCTGAAAAAGGAAGACTATATACTTGTACAGTTGACGTAGCAAGAGGTACAAATAAAGACTACTCTGCGTTTATTATTATTGATGTTACAAAAGATGAAAGTAAAAAGATTCCATACGAAGTTGTGTGTACATATAAAAACAATGAAGTTAAACCTTTTGTCTTTCCTAATATTATAAGTCAAACTTGTAAGGCGTATAATGACGCTCATATATTAGTAGAAGTTAATGATATAGGTCAAGCGATAGCAGAGGCAGTACATTATGAGTTAGAATACCCTAACGTATTAATGACAACTCAAAAGGGTAGAGCGGGTCAAATACTTGGCGCAATGTTTAGTGGCCGAGGTACATCATTAGGTGTACGTATGACAAAACAAATTAAAAAGGTGGGTTGTGCGAATTTTAAGACACTTATGGAGGGTGATAAGATACAAGTTAATGACTTTAACATCATAGAAGAAGTATCGACATTTTCACGTAAGGGTAATAGTTGGCAGGCAGAAGAAGGTTGTAATGACGATTTAGTTATGTGTTTAGTGATCTTTGGTTGGTTATCAAATCAACCTTATTTTAAAGAATTATCAGATCAAAACATAAGAAATCAGATGTATATGGAACAACAAAAACTCATAGAACAAGATATGGCGCCGTTTGGATTTGTAGATGACGGTGTAAATAGCGATCCTAAAAATGAAGAAACAATAGATGAATATGGCACTCGTTGGTTCCCTGTTGTCTATAAGGGTCAATAAGTACACTTTTAGGTTATTATAAATATCTACAATGATAAAAAGTTTGACTATGGGCGTAAGAAAACTTACGACTTTTGAATAACAAGAAATAAATTAGCTAATTATAGAGGAGAATAAACCTATGGCATTTCAAGTATCACCAGGGGTTCTCGTACAAGAAAAAGACCTAACAAGAATTATTCCTGCGGTTTCAACTTCAATTGGAGCAGTCGCAGGTCCTTTTAATAGAGGACCCGTTGGCGAGATCGTTTCAATCGCAAGTGAACAGGAATTAGTAGATACTTTCGGTAAACCAGATTCAACAAACTTTGAATATTGGTTCTCTGCCGCAAGTTTCTTACAATATTCTAATGCGCTTAGAGTCGTAAGAACAGAGAACTCATCATTAACAAATGCTAATACAACAGGTTCAAGTGTATTAGTAAAAAACGTTGATGATTATGAAAACAACTATGCTACAGGACAGGCCAACGTTGGACTGTTCGCAGCAAAAACGCCAGGTGCGTGGGGTAACAACTTATTAGTTGCTACTTGCCCAACATCTACGGCATTTGAACAAACACTATCAACAGGTAATCAAGTTGCTTCAGCAGGTGCAGTAGGTGATACTACTGTAACAGTTGACGATGCAGATTTAGCAGATAACGTAATCAATGTTGGAGACATCATTGAGTTTTCTACTACTGCAGATGCAACTGATTTTGATGATGGTGACAAATATAGAGTTACAGCTGTTAATACATCAACAAATGTAATTACAATCGTTCAACACCCAAGAGGTGCTGGTGGATTGAAAAGAGTTGTAGATGAAAACAGCAGAATAAAAAGACATTGGAGATATTACGAGTCAGTAGATGGAGCTCCAGGAACATCAGCATACGTTTCAAATAGAAGCGGATCAAATGATGAAATGCACGTTGTAGTCGTTGACGAAGACGGTGGCATCTCTGGAACACCAGGAGAAGTTTTAGAAACATATTCTAAAGTTTCAAAAGCGGCTGACGCTAAAACTCCACAAGGTGATGATAACTATTATCCAAATGTAATTAAAAACAAATCTAGTTACATCTATTGGATGGATCACAATTCATCTGGTTCAAATTGGGGTAACAACGCAAGTGGAACATCTTTCACTGCTGTAAATACACCAACAAATGAATCTATGAGTGGTGGTTCTGATGGTAGTACAGTTACAACAGGTCAATTAAAAACAGCGTATGAGTTTTTCCAAGACGCTGACACAGTTGACGTTGGACTAATCATCGCTGGACCTAGTGGTTCAACAACACACATTGACAATCTAATCACAATTGCTGAAAATAGAAAAGACGCAATTGTATTTGCTTCTCCACAAAGAGCAGATGTAGTTAATGTAACAAACGCAAATACACAAACAACTAACGTTATTGATTTCTTTGATAACATTAGATCATCAAGTTATGTTGTATTTGATAGTGGTTACAAATATACTTACGACAGATACAGTGATGTGTATAGATACGTTCCACTAAACGGTGACGTTGCTGGTTTAGCAGCGAGAACTGATTTAGTTGCTGACGCTTGGTACTCACCTGCTGGTTATAACAGAGGTATTGTACGAGGTGCAGTTAAACTTGCTTACAATCCTACAAAATCACAAAGAGATCAATTATATCCTAAACGAATCAACCCAGTAGCGACATTCCCAGGACAGGGAACAATCCTATTTGGTGATAAGACAGGATTATCATCTCCAAGTGCTTTTGATAGAATCAACGTAAGAAGATTGTTTATCGTTTTAGAAAAAGCAATCTCTACAGCTTCTAAATTCCAACTCTTTGAGTTCAATGATGAATTTACAAGAGCTAACTTTAGAAACATTGTAGAACCTTTCTTACGAGAAGTACAAGGACGTAGAGGTATCACAGACTTTTTAGTAGTGTGTGATGAAACTAACAACACAGGCGAAGTAATTGATAGAAATGAATTTATTGCAGAAATCTTTGTGAAACCTGCAAGATCAATCAACTTTATCACATTACAATTCGTTGCAACAAGAACTGGTGTTTCCTTCGAGGAAGTCGCTGGAGCATAATAGTAGAGGAGAATAAAAAATGGCAAACATTAATGACTTCAAAGCTAAACTTGCTGGCGGTGGCGCAAGAGCCAATCAGTTTAAGGTAACGATGCCTTTTCCTGGTTACGCACAAGTAGGCGGAGAAATAGAAGACCTAGCGTTTTTATGTACTGCAGCAACAGTTCCTGCTATGACAGTAGGTAATATCAATGTCAAATTTAGAGGCAGAGATGTTAAGATTGCTGGAGACAGAACATTTGACGCTTGGACGATCACAGTAATAAATGATACTAACTATAAGTTAAGGGATGCTTTTGAAAGATGGCAGAACGGTATTAACAATATGACTGACAATGAGGGATTAACAAATCCTGTTGACTATCAAGTTGACGCTTTTGTTGACGCATTGGACAGAAATGGTAATACTATCAAGTCATATACTTTAAGAGGCGCATATCCTACATCTGTAGCGTCAATGGATTTAAACTACGAAACAGTAGATGCAATTCAAACGTTTACAGTTGAACTACAGTATCAATACTTTGAAGCGAGAACAACTACTTAATAATTAAATTAAAGGGCGACCCTAAAAAGTTGCCCTTTTAAAACTAATATAAGTAGTAGTAAAGGAGACATATAATGGCTGAATTATTCGGATTTAGTATTACTCGGGTCAAACAACAACCAGATCCCAAACAAAGTTTTACTACACGACAAGCAGAAGACGGTACACAAACGGTTGCTGCAGGTGGTTACTTTGGTTCATATCTGGATATGGAAGGTACTGCCAAAACGGAGCAGGACCTTATTAGAAGATACCGAGAAATAGCAATCCACCCTGAATGTGATATGGCGATAGAAGATATCGTCAATGAAGCAATCGTAGCGAATGAATTAAAAGACGCAGTAAGAGTAAACGTAGATAGTTTACCTTATGGAAACGATATAAGAAGAAAAATAGAAGACGAATTTAGAGAAGTATTAAAACTTCTAAACTTTAATACTAAAGGACACGACATCTTTAGACGTTGGTACGTTGACGGAAGAGTGTACTATCAAAAAATTATTGATAGAGAAAGTCCTAAAAAAGGTATTACAGAATTAAAGTATATTGATCCTCGTAAGATTAAAAAGATACGAGAGATAAGAAAGAAAAGACCTGATATACCTACACCAATGGCTGGGTTAAATGTTGTTGATGAATATATTGAATATTTTTTATACAACGAAAGAGGTCTAATGGGTACAACTGGAACATCTGGTTTAAAGATTGCTCCAGATACAATCGCTTTCTGCCCATCAGGATTAATTGATCAGAATAAAAATATGGTGTTGTCTTATTTACATAAGGCGATCAAACCTGTTAATCAATTAAGAATGATTGAAGATGCTGCAGTGATTTATCGTATCGCTAGAGCGCCTGAAAGAAGAATATTTAAAATTGACGTAGGTAACTTACCTAAAGTAAAAGCAGAACAATATTTAAGAGATGTTATGGCAAGATATAGAAATAAACTTGTCTATGATGCTTCTACTGGTGAGATCAGAGATGATAGAAGTTATATGTCAATGTTAGAAGACTTTTGGTTACCAAGTAGAGAAGGTGGTAGAGGAACTGATATTTCTACACTACCTGGCGGTCAAAATCTTGGTGAGATAACAGATATTGAATACTTTAGAGCAAAACTTTATAGATCACTAAACGTACCTGTAAGTCGTTTAGAATCATCTACGGGTTTTAATCTTGGAAGAGCAAGTGAGATTACAAGAGATGAATTAAAGTTTACTAAATTTGTTCAAAGATTAAGAAAGAAGTTTACTGAACTTTTCAATGATATTTTAAGAACACAATTAGTCTTAAAACAAGTTATCGCTGAAGAAGATTGGTATACAGTAAGAGATCATATACAATATGACTTCTTACAAGACGGACACTTTGCTGAATTGAAAAATACCGAGTTAATGAGAGAAAGATTGGCTCTCGCAAATGATATGAGAGATTATATCGGAAAATTCTTTTCAATTCAATATGTTAGAAAAAATATATTAAGACAAAACGAAAGAGAAATTGAGGATATGGATAAACAAATTAAGAAAGAAATTAAAGACGGTTTAATTCAAAATCCAATGGCTCAAGTTTCAAATGATGAACCTATAGGATAAGGAGTAAAAAATGAGTGACGAAGTAAAAAACTTTATAGACAAAATACAACAAGGAGATAACGCTGGTGCTGGTGATGCGTTTAAAGACGCATTGAGAAGTAAAGTGGGATCTGCTTTAGATGGTCATAGAAAAGAAGTTGCAAGTACAATGTTTAGTGCTGTTAAAACTCCAGGACAACCTGAAGAAATTAATACTGCAAAAGACGCTACAACTCATAGTGACCCAAAACCAGAGATTGCTGATCCAGGTGTATTTAATAGAGATGGGACTGTGGCATCTGATATAGCTTCTTCTGATGTATTATCTACAACTGATACAGGAGCAGAGGCATCGGCAGATGTTAGTCAGTAGAGTTATAAAAGAGAATCATTTAATTGATTCAAAGAATTATAATGATCTACCTCCTCTAATGAAAGAGGCAGTTAATGATGTATTTAAATTAATTGAAAAAGAAACTGGTAGTATAATAGAAAAGTTTGAAAACGCTGTAACAAAAGTAGCGGAGTTTCATAATATTAATGTAGAAAAGTTTTATGAATATTTTGATAAAGAAATATTAGAACAATTAGGAGAAAAATAAATGGCAACGTTTATAACAAAAGGAACAGTAATCGCAAATCCTTCTGACGATAATGTTAGTCGTGCACAATTCGTAAGACTTGTTGCGACAGCTGCTACTTCAAAGATTACAGTATCATCTGAAGATAGTACAGTATTAGGTGATGTATATTTACACGCAGCGGGTGACGAAGCAATTATAGAAAAAGCGCCAAGTGATAAATTAAATACATCTGCAGGTGCTGTTACAGTACACGCAGTTGGTTCACCAAGAAGTTAATTATGACTATATCAACTACGAAGTTAGTAGATGATTCGTTTCACATCATTGTAAATTCAAATGGTGTAGGTAATGAAATTAATCAAAAATTGGTTGATGTTTTAAACTCAAATAATGCTTCAAGTGAACCAAAAGTTTCAATAGCTAATATTGCTTATGAAATTATTGGGACAGGAGAGGTAATAGTATTTTTTGAAAATGATAATACAAAAGAAGTTATATTATCTGGACGTGGTAATTATGGTTTAAAACCTGGTGAAGAAAAAATTAAAGATGTTATTGGTAACATTTTATTAGATAGTGACTCTAATGTTACCAAATATAATTTAGTAATAGAGGCACATAAAGAATCAGGATATAACTAATGGCAGATACAGTTACAACACAAACAATCGCAGATACTTCTGGTGTAAAGTATGTCGTAAAATTAACTAATATATCAGATGGTACAGGTGAAACTTTAGTTAAAAAAGTTGACGCTTCGGAGTTAACATTTATGACTGAAGACGGTAATAGAAAGATATCAAAGATTTGGTATTCTATTAATACAGCAAACAACAAGTCAGGCGTAGAGATTTTATGGGACGGTGCAACTGACGCAACTGCTTGTTTCTTATCAGGTAATGGTTATTGGGATTTAAGACCTGCGGGAGATGAAATACCAAATAACGCAACAACACCTACAGGTGATGTACTTTTAAGTACAAGAAACTTTGCAAATGGCGATAATTATACGATTATTGTCGAGTTCAGGTAAAAAAGTTTATAAATATTAGGAGAGAGAATTATGAAACTAATATCAGAAGAAATCCAATCAGCCGAATACCTTATAGAGGAAAATAACGGTAAAAAAGATTATAAGATTAAAGGAATATTCCTACAGTCGGAAGTAAAAAATAGAAATGGAAGAGTCTATCCAAGAGAAGTTTTGGTTAGAGAAGTGAACAGATATAATAAAGAATTTGTCGAAAGAAAAAGAGCCTTTGGTGAGTTAGGACACCCTGACGGACCAACTGTTAATTTAGAAAGAGTATCACATATGATTACTAAATTAACACCTAGTGGTAAAGATTTTATCGGCGAAGCAAAGATAATGAACACACCTTATGGTAAGATCGTTAAGGGTCTTATTGATGAAGGCGCTCAATTAGGCGTTTCAAGTAGAGGTATGGGTTCAATATCTATGAGAAACGGTGTTAACTACGTAAGAGATGACTTTTATCTTGCTACAGCGGCAGATATAGTCGCAGATCCATCTGCTCCAGATGCCTTTGTTGAAGGTATAATGGAGGCAAAAGAGTGGGTTTGGGAAAACGGT